CGTCAACAGCAGCGGTATGCGCGACCTCATGGCGTCGCCGCCGAAAGCATCTCAGCGCTTGACAGCGCGCGGGCGAACACCGCTCCATACGCCTCCGCGCCGCTCATGACGTTGGCCGGTATGAGCGACCCGGCGCCCACGATCATGAGCGTTGGCACGCCGGCCCACACGCCAAGCCCGGTTTGCGTTGCGCCCGACTGCGCGCCGCCCACATACGCTTTGACTGCATCGGCGCTCTTACCCCATGTCAGGCCGAAATGAATAAAGCCGAGCGAGGTCAGTCCGGTGGTGATCACGGTCTTCGTCACGCCGCCGGCGAGATACACCATATCAACACGGTTATTCGCGGTGCTTTTAAAGATGCTGAGCTGATTGCTCGCGTCGACGGTCAGGTGGAATAAGCGGCGTAGCACGCCGTCACTCCACACGCCTGATCCGCTCACTTTCGCCCACAGCGCGATCGACCCTTCCGACCCATTAAACGCCGCCGCAAGGCTTGCGCCAAGCACGTTGTTGTAGCTGGTGGCGCCGTCGAAACCGGCGCTTGTGCGCCCGTCGACCCCCGGCTGCCCAAGCGCCACGCCTGTGTACGCGCCGTTGCGCCCGTTGCCTGAGCGGTCGAACGCCACACTGCCCGATGGCTCATCCATCGGCCAGAAGGCGATCGGGCCGAGCGCCGCGATCTTCGCGCCATACGCCGATCCGAGATAGCCGCTGACCACCCGCACCGGCTGCGGCGGGCCGGCAAGCGTGAAGCCATTCCCGCGCGCGACCACGATCGGCAGCGGCTCATTGGCTTGCGTCGGGCGGTTGTCGAACACCTCGACCATCGGGCGCATCGGGCCGGCCTCGACGTTGCGACCGTCGCTCACGACCGCCACGCGCAGCGCCGGAGAGCCGTCGGGCGGCTGACTGGAGACCACGACCGGAATGGCAGGCCCTGCTTGCGTCAACGCTTGTTCTCCCACTTCCGTATAATCACGGTCACCCCCGACAGCGCCAGCCAGGTCAACGCCCAGTCGCCCTGATAGTCGATCCAGAGCGCGACCGGAAGTGCGATCCAGACCGACAGGCACAGGATGCAGGCCAGCCCGCGCCCGATCCAATTGGTTGCCGGCGCGAGATTGCGCAGCCAGGTAAACACCTCAAACGGCCCTTCTTCGTCGGCGATCATGCGGCTCAGGCGATAGACCGCCAGGCTGGCCAGCACAAACGTCAGCGGCTGCATAGCGATTCCGTGAGCCAGTGCCCGATCGCGCCGAAGCAATCCTCGATCACGCCGGCGTGGGTATGCGGCACGTTCACCACCAGGTCAACCGGCGTCGGATAGACGTTCGCGCGCCCGGTCACGATCGCGCGCGGGATGTGCAGCAGCCAGGCTGACCGCAGCAGGGTGATAATGTTCTTGGACGTACCGCTACAACTCAGGCAGATCAGCCGATCGTCCGTGCGTGCAACCGACTCGAGCTCGCGAGACAGCGCCGCGCCGTAGTCCTCGTCATTCGCCCACGCCGTCAGCACCGCCGGATTACACCCCAGCGCCTGCACGCGTCGGCCTGCCGCTTTCGACAGGTCGCAGGCCCAGTGCTGCGCGGTTGACGCGCTGCCGCCGTTCCCAGCAAGCCACAGCGTGCCCTGGCAGGCCTGGACGAAGGCAAGCAGCGGCGCGATGTCGAGCTGCTGTATTGTTCGTGTGAGCTCGTCGCGGTAGTTCACGGTGTGATGCGCTCCCAATGGATGATCTTCCGCCCGTCGCGATACTCCCACGCGCCGACTTTCGCGCCGTGGATGGCGTCTTTTAGGCAGCGCGGCTGCCCAAAGGCATCCTGCGCTATGTGGCGACCGTAGCTCTTGACGCCCACCGCATACTCAGGAAGCGTAGACAACACGGCAGCCCTCCACGCCGACTCTGATCGGCACATGGCGCAGGCCCAGCGCCTGTACAATCGCCGCGTGCCGTTCTGCAGGAGCTAAAAACAATAAGAAGCCGCCGCCGCCCGCGCCGCAGAGCTTGCCGCCCCACGCGCCGGCCTGAATGGCGGCGTTGTACCATCCCTCAATCTGTGGCGTGCCTACATACTTGCGCTTGATCATCCATGCGCTATTCATCACGCTGCCACACTCGTCCAGTTCGCCCCTGGCTAAGAGTGCTGCAAACTCGTGTGCGAATCTCGCCAGTGTGCGCACATCATCACGATCTTGGCGCTGCCCTTCCAGCACTGCGCCCGCATCGCCCACTCGCGCCATGCCCGTGTCGAGCAGCAGGCACTGCGCGCTCAACTGCTCAAGGTCACAAGCGATTGGCTTGACCGTCACGCCATTGGACGTAAAGCCCAGGAAGTTCAGCCCGCCATAGGCCGCCGTGTACTGGTCTTGCTTGCCGATCGGCTTGTCGCAGCGGTCGATCTCGATCTGACCGGCGATGTTCGCCGTCCAGTGCTGATCGCCATACGGATCCAGCGCAGCAAGCAGCCCGACCGTAAAGCTGCTGCTACTGCCGAGTCCGCTCCCACCAGGGATGTCGGCGATGCTATGCACTTCGATCCCGCCGAGGCGCTGCTGGTGGCGCAGCGCCTCCCTGATCAGCTCGTGCTGGAGCTCACGCACGGTGGCGACATTTTCTGTCACACTGTACGCCGCCCGAATGCTGCCGTCGTATTTTGGATTGACCGCCACATAGACATACTTGTCGATCGCAGCCGCCACGCACGCGCCCGGCTCTTCCTGGTAGAAGCTGGGCCGGTCGCTGCCGCCGCCGACGAAGCTGATTCGGAGTGGGGTTTTGGTCAGAATCATCGTCTTACCATGTCTTGTGTGCGAAGAGGATCGGCTGTCCATCGAGCGTCGCCGTCTCCTTTACGCCCCAGCCGCCGTAGGGCGGCCCGAGCTCGCCCCAGTGGCCGTGCGTCGAAAACGATTGCGGCAGCACGATGCGCTCGAACCCCTCGTTGATGCACAGATTGAGTGTCCACTGCTGCACCGCGATATGCGCGAAGGAGGGCGCGGTGTCCATCCAGCGGCGCAGATACGCCTGCCAGAGCCTGAGCCAGGTCGACCTGGTGGCCACCACGCAGCCGGCGTTGCCGATCGGGTCGGCCGCGCTGGTGTGAAACTTTTGGCCGATCTCCTCGTCACTTAATAGCGGCTGAATGCGACACAGCTCATTGATCATGTTGTCGCCGCCCACCTTTGGCTCATTTGGCCCGATGCCGATCTGGCCATCCTGCCAGCCTTGCAGCCAGGCCCACTCGTCATCCGAGAACCGCCGCTGCATCTTCACGTCGCCGTCGATGCAGATGATCACTGCGTCGTCACTGGTCTCCAGATAGGGCAGCCAGTTGCCGTGCTGGATGCAGCCGTTGCCGGGATTGCCGAGTGACCGATCGAGCATCCCCTTGGGGATCGCGTAGCAGCTGACGCCCTCGGGGCACGCAGCCGGCGCGTCGCACCCCGCCAGGCCAAGCGCCACGCCGGCCGGCGCAGCGTGTTTCGCCAGCAGCTCCAGTGTCCCGATCTCTTCGAGCCGTGCGAGGTAGCCGTACGTCGCGATCGTCGTGATCACGACCTCACGAACACCAGGCCCTGGCGTGTCGAGAACGGGTGCCCGCCGTTTTGTCGTACCCACTGTGTCGTTTCTACGTCGAGCTTCCATCCGCGCTGCTCCAAGAGGCTAATCCAATACCCCTGCGGCTGGCAGTTGACGTGATGCCAGCCGGGAAAGCCCGGCGGCGCGGCGGTGAGAAACAGCACCTTGCCGCCATCGAACGTCGCCAGATAATTGTCCTGATACCGCGCCTCGACGTGCTCGACGAACTCCATACACCAGACCAGATCCCATCCATCAGACGGAAGCGGCCCTTCGGTGTAGTCGTGAATCTGGACGTTCGAGCGCTCCATATGCGGATCGCCGTCCACGCCGCCTGCCGTGAGTCCCAGGCCTGCCGCGACATCGAGCATCCCGCCCGGCCCGCAGCCGACATCGAGCATCGTCTGTATGCCGTAGCGCGCGATCAGGTACAGCAAGGTCGGGCGGTCGGTGTTCGAATTGCCGAAATGCCCGCCCAGGTGCGGCGGCAAGGTGCGCTCCAGGTCGGTTAAGGGCTGATCGTCGGCCATCCGCGTGCCTTTCGTTCGTTAAAAAGCCGCTGATCGCGCTCGGCCTGGGCCCGGCCCTCCTGGTACACCGCATCGTCAGCCCCCCCGAAATACACATGATCGTGATAGAGCGTGGCCCAGGGCGCTTTGGCGTACAGGCCCAGCGCGATCGTGCGCTGACACAGCTCGGTGTCGCCAAAGTTGTGCTGATACCAGACCGGCCAGCCGCCGAGATAGGTCAGCAGATCGCGGTCAATCAGAAAGTGACAGCTATGATCGGTCTCGTGATGACCATCGTTGAAGCCCAGCAGGCCATACTGGTCGAACGTCTCCTGATACGCTGCGTAGGCGCGCGCCAGCCAGTGCTGGCCGGGTAGGAGGTCGTTCGCGAGATTGACGATCAGATCGAACTCGCGCCAGTAGTCGGTTGCTTGCGCCAGCGCGTTCCAGTAGCCGGGTCGCGTGGTCTCCATCCACCAGATCGGCAGATCGGACTGCGCCAGCGCGCCCATCACCGCCGGGTCACGATCGACCATGCAGATCAGCTGCCAGGTCTCCGGCCCTTGCTCCATCCCCGCCGTCGCAAGCAGCCGCTTGACGTTGCGCACGGTCTGCTCCGCGCGCCCTCGGCATGGCATAATCGCGGCAATCATCGCTTCGGCCTCAATACCTTCGTCGCTGCGGCGTCCGGCGTCAGCACGTCGGTTGGTCGCAGGATCGGCAGCGGACTGGGCGGCTCAGGCCCATCGAACACCGGGATGACGCGGACGGGGATGCCGTGCTCGATCAACCAGTCGGCCTGGTCGCGCGTGACATCCTTGTAGCGGTCGATCGCATTATTCCCCAGCCGGATCGCATTTGTTCGATCGGGATAGTCGAAGGTCTGAGAACCCTTCTCATCGCCCAGATATTCCACCCGCACCTTGCCGCCCTCCATCTGGGCGGCCTCGGGGAACGGCGCGCCCATCGCCGCGTCGCGCGCGATACCCGCCAGGTCGGCGTCGCCGCCACAGCAGCTGCTCATTGGAATTTCTCCCTTGCTATCGCGATAGCGCACTAACACCGCTTCCATCAAGGCCGGATCGCCGCCGTAGAAGCGGGTCATCCGATCGCCCTCGTGCACCCGGTAGGTAAAGATTGGCTGCGGCAGCCGGTAGCCGCAGATGCCCGCGATGGCCAGGCGGAGATGCCCCGACCAATCTTCCCATGCATCGACGCCCTCATCCCACCCGCCGACCCGCCGCCAGTGCCGAGTTGGGGTGAGCGCGGTCACCACATGGATGTTGTGGTGGCGCATGTGATTCTGGACGTACTCCGGCGCCGCGCGGAGCATCAGGCGCCCGTCCCTTTCCAGGGTGTACGCATCCGCATAAATGTACCCGTGCGTGCCGCGCCCGTACTCGCGCAGCAGGTTTTCGACCGCGTGCGGCAGCAGATAGTCATCCGCGTCCAGGGGCAGGATGAACGCCCCGCGCGCGGCCGCGAGCGCCCGGTTGCGGGTATGCGCCGGCCCGCGCCGGATGCCGTCCGAGGGCAGGATGGTCACATTTCCCATCGGCGCGACATCCGCCCCGCCGTCGCACGCGATGATCATTTCGCAGCGATCGGCGAGGCTCTGCCAGGCCACGCTGGCGGCCGCCGTGCGGACGTGCTCCGCGTGGCGCGGCCCGACGGGTGTGATGATGCTGACGAGTGGGGTCACGTCGTCGCCTGCCTTCCGCGCGGCGTCGGCTGCGCGGCTAGGAGCTGCTGGGTGCGATAGCGATGCAGCTCGACTGTGCCGATCTGATCTAGCTCTTCCTGGAGGATGCGGCTGTGGTTTTCTTTGGCGGTGCCCTTGACTGTCCGTATGACGATCGTGTCGCCGATCAGCCAGGTCAACTCGGCGCAATCCGTTCGCCCATCTTCAAGCGCGCGAATATCATCGGAGCGAACGATGAGTCCATCCCCGGTCTCGGTTGTGAAGGTACACAGCATGTTCGATCTCCTTTCGAACCTCCGAAGCATTGCGCGCGACGGGTAGCGGAGTCTCTACCTGTTCGGGCCGTCGCCCTAGCCGCGCGCAGTTCCGTCCTAGCCGTTGGGGTAGAAGTACGGCACTGGCGACGCTGGCAACCCGCCATTGACGTAGTAGCCCGACGCCGGATCCCACTCGCGCTCGTGAATGCTGTAGGTATACCTGAGATTCTGGAACCTGGCCGCCAGGAACGGCGTCAGCAGAATCAGCCGCGGCCGCTCGACGACCTCGACCTGGACGCAGGTGTGCGTCGGTGATAATCGGCTAAACAGGAAGCGGCCGTTGTCCAAGACCTCGAAGTACCCGCCCGGCGCCATCCGGCTGGCGGCCGCCACCGCCTCGGCGTTCATATCGAAGTACTCCCAGAACAGGGACGGCTGGCCGTTGACGGTGAGCGGCAGCATGTAGATATCGCTCTGGTACGTGCCCACCACGCCGCCGGCCGCGACGGTCTCGGTGATCGTGTCGTCGATGACCACCTCGTACTCCTTGCCCTCGATCGGCAGCATGCGATTGGTGCGCAGCCGGTCGCGCATGTTGGTCTGCTCTTCGAGACTGGATGTGCGCACGATGCCGTAGCTGGTCGGGCAGCCGGTGGTCGCATAGATGCACGGCCAGATCTGGGTGAGGGTCAGCCACGCGCCGTAACGCATCGTAAACACCCACTTAACCTCCAGGCCCAGCTGCTCACTCAGGCGCTCCATGTTGTTGATTGCGTTCGCGAGCAGCGCGTAGATCGTGCCGCCGGCGGTGTTGAGCGACGCGCCGTTGAAGTCGACGACTAAGCTATCGACCGCTGCGCAGAGCTGCCCAGTGCGCGCGTCGCGCTTGCTGGTCGCGATCTGCCGATCGAGGCCATTGAACTGCTGATAGCCAAGTGAGCCGGCGGTGGTGATCGCGTTGCCGGTGTAGACGTTTCGCGCGTAGTCGCGCGCATAGCCGTTGAACAGCTCGCCGATCTTGTACTCGTACTCGGTCTGGAAGACCTTCTGCCAATTGATCGGCCCGGGCGTCGGCACATCGCCGCCCGGCTGGCCCAGCAGCACGTTATCGCGGAACTCGCCGCGATTGATCGTCTGCCCGGCGTACTTGATGTTCAAGACCTGGCTCATCCGCCCCTGCTGGCCGAACGGGAAGGTCTGGGTGCAGGTTTTGAAGCTGCCCACGGTCGGCCAGTCGGAGCACGCGGCGGTCGGCTCGTTGCCGGTGGATGCGAGTTGCCCGGTGAGGATCGGGTACAGCTCGTTGGTGTTGACCGACTTCTGCACCGGGATGCGCCCGGCGATGCCCTTCGGCATGATCATCGCGTTGACGATCTGCTTGTTCAGACCGGGGTAGCCGAGCAGGCCGCCAGGGCCGTGCAGCGGCACGCCGGCCGCCGTGCCGGCGTCTTTGAGCGCGGGCGATGCCGACGCCAGCCAGTTCAACAGCTGCATGGCGTCGGGTGACAGGGCTGGCGCGAGTCCAGGCATAGCGTGTGCTCCTTTGTGTGCGATCGGTTAGGCGATCGGTTAGGCGTTCGGCGGCGGCGTCCATCCGGCAAAGCCGCCATCGGGCGTGTTTTTGTACAGCGCGGGCATGGTACGCGCGGCGATCCCCGCGAACGGGCGATTGGGATCGTTCACAACCTCGACCGCGTTCGGATCGGGCGGCGTCTGCGGCCCGCTGCTCTTGAGCGCGGCGGCCACGTCGTCAGGCAGGATAGTGGCGGGCTGATCGCCCTCGATCTGGGCCAGCTTCTCTGCCAGCACCGCGATCTGCGACTTGATGGCGACGACCTCCTGTGTGCGCGCGTCGTCCTTCTGGGCCACCCCGCCGTACATGCCCTTGAGCTCCTGGTGCGCGTCGCCGATCGACTTGACCATATCCTGCATCTTGAGCACCGGCGCGAGCAGCGCGCCGAGTTTGGCGGCGAACTCGTCCCAGGACATATCGCCCAGATAGTCGCCCTGCATGTCGCCGCTGTCGCCCTCGCCGGCGGCCATTTCGGCGGCCTCATCCTCCGGCGACTCGGCGGCCTCCTCTTCCGGCGAGCCTTCGACCATCGCCGCACCGGCGGCCTTGACGGTGTAGACCACCCCGCCGATCGTGATCTCCTCGGGCGGCGCGGCAGCCTCCTTGAACGCGATCTGCTGCGCGCTGGCGTCCTTTTCGGTCGCGATCAGCTGCTGCCCCAGCTCCATCCCCTGCTCGGGGGTCAGCCCCAGCTCCTGATACATCGCCTTAAAGCGGCGCTCCATTTCGGCTAGTTCCATCGTGTGCTCCTTGACCGCAAAGCCAGTAAAGAGGTTTGAGGCGCGCGCGTAGCGGCGCGGCACCGGACTGCGCTCGAATGTGCGGATAGCGGAAAACACCCCGTCCTGATCGGGCTGCTCCGGCGTGTAGAGAAAGCCCGGCGACATCTCGTGCCGATCGGCCGCGCGGGCCATCTTCTCGGCGATGTGCGCGCTGCGAAACGTGCCGCTCTCGATCCGCGTGCGCCCGATCACCACGCTGTAGTCGCAGTCGCCGATGTCCAGCCCTGGCCCCCACGGCGCATCCAGGCTGGCCGGATCAGGCTGGCCAATATGCCAGTAGCGCAGCGGGCCGAATTGCTTGGTCGCCATCATGCGCTGGCTGTCGGCATCCAGCGCCGCCTCGCTGATGATCTCGCCGTCGCGGTCGCGGTAGGCGGTGGTCGTGCGCGCAATCCAGCGCGGCTGGCCAGCGTGGTCTTTGAAGACGACAAAGCTCTTTTCGGCGGGCAGCTCCATCTTCTCGGCCGCATACAGGCGCTTCAGCTTGGCGAGCGCGTCGGTTTTGTTCGGCCCCGCATACGTGTTCCCGCGAAAGCCGCCATGCAGGGCGGCCCACGCGCTGCCCATCAGGCCATGATCGGGCCTGCCATTCCGCTTGACCTGGAGATGCCAGGTCGAGGGCTTCGCTCTATCTTCGACCACCAGATAATCGCCAGGGTCGCCGGCCTTGACCCGCCACATGCCGCTCGATTCATCGGCCATCCCCGCGTCGGTCAGCTGATTGCGCTGAACCTGGGTCAGCTTGACGCCCGCCTGCGCCTGGCGCTTCAGGCGATCGAGCACGCGCTGCTGCTTGGCCTGCCGATCGATGATCGCCTGCTGTCTCCGCGCGTCGGCCTGCCCCCTGCGCAGATCGGCTGCGGCGCGCCGTGCATCGGCAGCCTGCTGGCGCGGCGTTGGCGCTGCACTCGTGGTCGCTGCGGGCTTCTTGCCGCCGCCGCCCCCGCTAGAGGCTTTGGGCTTTTTCGCCGCTGCGGCGGCTGCTGCTGCTGCGCGTTTGGCGTCCGCCTTCTTTTTGCGATCCGCCGCCGCGGAAACGCGTTCACCACGCGCCGCCCGGCGGTCGCGGGCGCTGCTGATGATCGCGCCGGCCCGGCCAGCGTCGCCGGATGCCGCCGCCGCTAATGCCGCACGCCCGCTGGCGCTCAGCCGATAGCTGCCGTCTCTGGCCTGCTCGACCAGCCCCGCCTCGACCAGGCCGCCGCGTGCGATCGCCGACGGGTCACGCGGCTGCTCGCCGTCGGCCAGATCACCTAATGCCGACTGGCCATCGGGCGCGATATTCATGCCTGACAGCACCTTCTGGCGGTTCTGGGCCTGCTCGGTGATGTGCGCTAATCGCTTCTGCTCCGGCGTCTGCGTCGGCTTCTTGGGTTTGGCGGCAGCGTGGCCCTTACCACCGCCGCCCTTCTTTGGTTTTAGTGTGCTGATGGATGGGCGCGCGGCGGGCTTGGGCTGCTTGCTCAGCACAAACCCGCGCTTGGGCGTCGCGCCCGCAGGCGTCCCGCCGCTCCCGGCCTGAAACTGGCCGGTGTCGCCCCGGTACAGATTGCCCTTGATCTGCTTGGCTTTGAGCCGCATGCCCCACTTGCGGCCGGTGCGCGTGCGCCGCACGCCGCCCAGCCCCGGCGTGCCGAGCAGGCCGCCCGGGCCGTGGAGGGGTGTTCCTGCTTGTGCGGGTGAATCGGACATAGCAGATCAAAAAAGGACGCTATCCCTCTGTGCAGAGAGACAGCGCCCCGACAAGTCACGTCGTGACGATATGGAAACTTTCTACTGCTCAGTATATATCATTTCGTCAAGCGCCGCTGTACGACAGCGGGGCGTCCAGCCGTAGCCTTCGAGCAGCGCCAGATCGAGCGCTTTAAGGAGCGCGATCATGGTTCCGCGAAACAGGAGCAGCGTTGAAAGGGAGATTCTCATTTCGCGATCCTCAATGTCGTGCGGCTGTGCGCCGGGTCGTCCACAAAGCGCACGCGCCGACTCACGTTGATCTGCTCGTGATGGCCGCGCGCCGCCTGGCGCATCGCCTGCGCCAGCCAGGACGCCGCGCTGTTCCAGTTGGGGCGCATGGCCATCAGCAGCAACTCCAACAAGGTCGCGTTCCGCTCGACCAGGTCGGGCCGATCGGGCGGGAACAGCGCGGCGGCCTCCACGCGATCGGAGAGAATATCGAGAATGAAGCCCTCCGATGTGCCGATCGTGCGGCTTCCGTCCTCCGACGACGACCACACGAACGACGCCGGCGGCTTGCTGAAGAGCTCAACGAGATCCAAGCACGTCCTCCCATAGTCGCGCCAGCGCATCCGTCAACGTCTCGTGTGTGTGATGAGATGGCGCGGGGTAGGGCGGCGGGTAGGCGCTATGGGGCGTCGGCGTCGACTCCATTTCGGGTGTTGCAGTCGGCGGCGCGGGCGTGAACGTCGCGCGCGGCGGCAGCGTCGGCGGCGTGATCGCCATCGGGCTGAACGCCAGCATGGCCATCAGGAACAGGACGGCGATCAGGACGATCAGGATGCGCATTCAGACCTCACTATCAATGGCGCGCTGCATGATGGCGGCGAACTGCCGATCCCATTTATCAGCTATTACCTTGTCAAACGCGCGCGCCTCCGTGCCGGGATGATGGATCGGTTTCCGCGTGAAGACCACGCCTGCGCCCTTGGCCCCCGGCCCGCTGCCAATCGAGCGCGGCACGGTCTTCGATCGGAACGGCGTGCGAAAGGCCAGTGTGCCGCCTGGTCGCGGCGCGATGGTGTGCGGCGATGTGCCGGCGTTGAGCCGCGTGTAGTTCTCGTTATCCGTCCCGATCGTGCGCGTGTAGGGCGTGGGCGACTCAATTGCGAACGCCGGCTTATCGTCGAACGTCTGGGCGGTGGTGCGAAAGTCGGTCTGGATCGCCAGCGCGGTCGCGTTCATCGTGTTCGTAATCGCGCGGGCCATCGCCGGCGGATTCACGGCGAGCTTGCGCGGTACAATGACCTTGCTTTTTCCCATCAGATTTGTACCACCCCATCCCTGACCCGGAGCGGCGCCCAGTCATTCGCGCGCTGTTTGCATATCTGGCAGTGGTCGGTCGCGCCCAGCGTCCAGGTACAATCGTAGTTGCCGTCTCCCGCGAGCTTGGTTACATCCCACATGCACGTACAGTTGGTCAGGCACCGGCTCGACCCATCTGCAGGCATGGCCGGCAGCGGCAGCATATCGACCGCGCCGCGCCAGTAGGGCGTTTTGATTGACCCGGCGTACATATTCGCGCGACTATTCCATCCATCCTGCCACTGCTTACCGTCCTGTACCTCGATCGCGAATTTATCCAGGAAGCGCAGCTGCGTGGCCAGGTCGGTCGTGACCGCCGTCTCCATCGCCGGCGTGAGACTGGCCGCATCCGCGCCGGCCAGCATCGCGGCCCCGTGGTAGCGCGCGAGCTGGCGACTGAGCTCCTGCCGCCAGGCGTCCACGCCATCCGGGTACTGCGCCTCCAGACTGTCGGTCGCGGTGGCGATCAGCTTCGAGAGCCGCGCGATCAGCCAGGTGAGCGGGGCAGGGGGATCAGGCATGCTTCCGCGCCTCACGCCCTAACCGCCTGGCCCAGCCCAGCTCCGACTCCAGCAGCGCGGCCGCGTCGTCGTCCGCCGCGTCCTTCGTGGCTTCCCTGGCTGCCTTCATCCGCTCGGTCATATACTCCATATTCGCGGTGACCATGCGCTCAATGATCAGCCGAGACTCGGCCGCAGCGTCCCAGTCCTTCAGCGCCGGCGGCGCTTTCGCCGGCTCCTGCGTCGGCGCGCTCGCGATCAGCGCCAGCGACGCAGGGGTCGGATTCGGCGTGGCGCCCATCTTCTCATCGTCCGATATCTGCCCGCCGGCCGTGGCGTCTTGGGCCACCAGCTCCTGCGGTAAGTCTTCCGAGTCGACCGCCAGCTGGCGCGCCATCGCGGGCGAAATCTCGCCGCTGTCGATCTGCACCTTGCGGGTGTCGGCGCGGGTCTTCTGCACCTCCGCGCGCGCCTTCTGGTCGCGCATATCGTTCTCATCGGTGAATTGCAATTCGGTCGTCGATGGCAGCACGCGGTCGCTGACGGTCTGCTCCCACCACTTGATAAACGCCGGCAGCGCGCCCTGCCCTTTACTCGCGTCATCCAAGACCAGCGTCTGCGTGCCGGTGCCCAGGCCCTGCCCTGACAAGGGCTGAATCGATTGCACGGGTACACCGATGTTATTGGCATAGATCAGGTAGCCGTTGTCGCGCTCGTCTTTCGGGATGAAGCTGGTTAATAGCTCTTTGAGCTTGACCTCGACCATCGAGATCGGCGTGTCGCTGGGGATCGCGCCCAGGATCGTGCCCAGGTAGTAGACCAGTCCGCGAGATTGGGCGTCGGCCTCGCCGCTGCGGAGGATCGCCTGCAAGGTCGGGTCGTTGATGCCTTGCAGGAACACCAGCTTATTCGCGCCGCCGCCGGTCAAATTCTCGTACACCAGCTGCTCCATCGCGGCCAGCTTGGCGATCGTCTTGTAGGCGCGCCCGGCCGCGCAACTCCCGACCCCGAACAGCTCCGCGCGGGGCGATGGCTGATCGGCGTACATCAACACCTGATCCCAGCGAAATATCTGCTGCGTGCCATTGATGGGCATATAGCGCAGCGGGTAGGCCAGGTTACCGGTGCGGATGCAGCGCAGGCTGTCGAGGTGGTACAGCCCGTCGATCTTGGCGCCGCTTTGCGCGGTCGTCACGCTGGCCTCGGCGAACGATCCGGTCTCGACGCCCATCACGGTCTGCGCCTTGACCTTGACCTTGACCACTTCTTCGCCCTGCCGCCGAATGCGGATGAACACGCCGTTATCGGTGGTGAGCAGGTCGCGCATCACTTTGAGCGCGAACGGAACCCAGCCCTCGCCGCCGTTCGCCCGCTTCAGCAGTTCCTGGCTGGCTGACACGCGGCGCGAGCTGTCCTTGCTATCCTTGATCACGTAGCCGTGCGCCGCGAACTTGGTACTAGCGGTGGCGATCGCCGCCGCCCACATGTCCTCTTTGTGCGGCGTGTTACTGAGCACCCAGTCGCGCCGGGGGCTCCAGTATTGGGGCAAGTCGGTGTAGGAGGGTTGGAAGATCGTGGCCATCCAGGGGAACGCCAGGCCGAACGCCGCCGGCGCGCTCGACGGGTAGGCCAGCGTGTCGCCTTTGATGGCGGATGGGGCGAGGGTGTCAGTCATTGCTCAAACCTTTGCGACCAAACACCATAACGTAAAGCGTCTATGCTGTGGTCGAATGCTTTGATGATCTTGCCGTTCGCGTCTTTGCGGTAGCTCAGCATCTCGGCGCGCAGATTGGTGCAGCGCGGATGCACCTTGACCCGGCGCCGGCCATTGCTATCGAGCGCGAGCGCCCGCCGCAGCTCTTTGATGCTTTCCTCAACATCGCTCGGACTGTTGCGCGTGTACACGCCGCCAGCGTGTAAGCGGCCCTTCAGCTCGGCCGCGCTCTTATCGACGACGGCATAGTCAGGATGCGGGTAGGGCAGCGCCAGAATGTCAGCCACATGGACATCCGAGAGCAGTCCCGCTTCGTCACTCTCGGCAAACACGTTGATCGTGCCGTCGTGCCGGATCTGCGCCAGCAGAAACACGCGCGGGTGACTGTCGGCCGTCCATTGTCCCGTCTGCGTGTCGCGCACGCCTACGTAGCCGTCGTCGACAAACCAGAGGACTTCGCCCGCGCCCGCCTCAAACTCGGCCGCCTCACTCACGTTGCCGTCGTTCGGCCCGTCGCTCCAGACCCCGAAGATCACGCCGGTCGCCTGCACCCACAGCCCGAGGCCCAGCCGCTGGTACTCCGTTCCCACACGCTCGCCGGTCTTGGCGTCGATGTGGCCTAGGCGTTCCAGCTTCGCTTTATAGGCGCGCCCCTCGGCCGTCCACTGGCCGCCCTGATACAGGCGCGGGTTGTCTTCGTGCCGGCTATGCAGCATCGTCACCGTGCTGGCCTGCGCCCGAATCCAGAGCCAGTGCGTCGGGGCGTCCGGGTTGCAGTCGGCCAGGAGCTGCTGGTAGGGCATCACGCCGTTGCGCAGCCGGGTGGTCAGCGCCAGCCAGGCGGCCAGCTCCAGCTCGGTCGCCTCCTGGACGTAGATCATATCATACTCGG